CCGACGTCAAACCGCCCAACGCCTTGGTCTGCGGACCCGTGCCCGAGCCCTGCGTGTTGGTCGTGCCGTAGGCCGTCGTCGTGCCGTAGTCGATCCAGTTCAATGCGGACTGCGACAGGGTAAAATTGACGGTCGCCCCCGACACGGTGATACCCGTGACCGAAATGGCCGTAATGCTGACTGCCTGACCGGTGGCCACGCTGGGCGATCCGTTGGGAAAGACCGCGGTGGCGGCCGACGCGTTGGGCGGCCACCCCGCCGGACCAGGGGGCGCCTGACCCGTTTCGTTCCCACGCCAATCGACGGGCGTGTGTGTCCACAGGCCCATCGCCGCGCCGACCTGGGAGCCGATTTTGCCGCCGTCCAGCGGCATCGTCAGGACCTCGGCCGAGCCGGCGCCTCGACGTGCTCAGCCCTGGGCGCGTGCGTTTCACGTTCCGCCTTCGGGGCCGCCTTCGCGGCCTGCTCGGCGCTATACGCCTCCAGGCTTTCGATGGTCTGCTCGCCCGTAATGGTGAACCCTTCCCGCAGGTACACCTCGGCACTGGTCGCGGGCGCGATGATCGACTCACCGTCAGGTTTCAGGTAGGTGAAGTACAGCGTCGACGGGGGCGTTACCGCCGGGCCGTGCTCGTGCATCAGGTTCGCCTGAGCCACGAAATCCACAGGTTCGCTCATGGGTCTTAGGTCCTCCTTCGTCGGGCCTCGTCGATGGGATCTTTCCCGGTGCCTTCGATCGTGGTTGCCCTGGCGCCGTCCGCGCTCAGCTTGCGTTGCAGGTCCTCGAGCGCGTTGGTCGCGCTCGTCTCGACGCCCCGCAGCAGGCTCGGCTCGGGCTCATCGCGGAACTTGGTGTCGACCACCCGGATCACCGCGCCGTGCGCGCGGATGTCCCGGATAGTGGCCTCGAGCTCGTCGGTGGATTGCGAGTCGATCGTCTCGACATCAATGAGCGTGCCCAGCGTGGGATCTTTCAGGTCTGCCTTGCGGATCGCATTGATGAGCTTGGCCCGCTTGCGCTGCTCGGCGATGATCCGCGGCCGCTCGAGCCGCTCCCACTCCTCGACTTCCGACATCGAGTCGCCACGTGCCGCGACGTCGGCCAGCAGATGAAAGCCCAGGTCGGCGTACAGCGCGCGGTTCTGGGGGTCAGACTGCAACTGGACGATGTCACCGTTGGGGGTCGCCCACCAGCGCAGCGGGTAGTTGTAGTTCTGCCCGCGGCGCAGGGGGATGTCCGAGCGTCCAAGCGTTTTTGATTGCATCCGCTCGGTGAAGGTGTCGGTGGCCACGGTCTACGCGACTCCCTTTGCCCAGACACCAAACGTCGGGCGCATCATCTGGTGGCCGTAAATCTCTTCGACGGCCAATTTCCACGAGAACACATCGATGTCATAGAAGATGTGCGACTTCGGGGTGCGCTGCATCACCAGCGCAATGGCTTCGCGATGGGCGATGAAATTGTTGGCCTGGCCGCCAGCCGGCTTGACTAAATTTGTGGTGATGCCGAGGTTCAGGCCGTACATGTCGCCGAGCTGGCCGTCCTTCGACGGCAGGTTGGTGTTGCCGATGTACAACGCATTGCTCCACCGGTCCAATGCCAGCTTGGCCACCTTCTCAGCCGGACTCATCAAGAAGAACCGTTCGGTCTGGGGCGCGTCGGCGTTATCCAGCAACTGCACCGCGGCCAGCACGTTGGCGTCTGACAGCGCCGTGCCCAGGGTGCCGACGGTCTGCGTAAACCCGGCGACGTCCACGGCCAGGTTGGTGTCGACGTCCTTGGCGAGTGCATAGCCCAGCTTCTGCTGGTATTCTGACTGCACATCGATAATTGACTGCACCTTAACAATGTCCTCTATGCCAAGGGCAGCATAAGACCAAATATTTAGCGTTATTGTCGTGGCAGTTTCTGCAACTGTCTCGTAGACAATAGCGGTATTTTCGGTCTTTGCCCTCGCTGCCAGGTTGCCGATCGAGGCGACCTTGACAGTCTTTCCGACCGACGCGTCGTTCTCGAATCCTCGGTTTACTGACTTTGCGAAGAGCAAGTTCGACTCTGTCGCCCGCAGTACCTGCTTACTCCAGATGTCGGGAGAGAAAACGCCATCTGAAATGGTTTTATCTACGAATTCGGTCCTGTTGTTAGCTTACACTTTTATGTAAGAGCAGACTCTACCTTCATTGCCCACTCAGATGGGCAAGCGCAGCGTGGGGTCGTTGAGGCTAGTATCAGAGTAACCCCACCGAACGGCGTGGCCCTTCATGCCACGCACCCGAGCCTCTTCTGAAGTGAGCCCGGCTGGTTCGGTGTTCAAGGTGACTTCTCGAGTAAACGGCTGGGTCTTGCTGTTGAGCAATTTCATCTGCATCGCCATCGCCCATTCTTCGGGCTGAATCGGCGTGCGGAAGTCGCTATGCGCCAATCGCGCTGCGATGTACTGCAGCACCAGTTCGGCCCGCTCGCGCTTCGTCTGCAGCGCGGGCAAGATCCATTCGACGAAGCGTTGGGTTCGTTTGAGTCCCACGAGACGAACAGCCCAGGCACGTTTGTAGGCGTTTCCATTTCGGGCTGTTCCCTTCGGAATACCCCAGCCCACCCAATGCCCAATCTGCTCGCGATCGAGAATACTGGTGATGGCATCCAGTGCTGCCTGATCTGTCCCAGCGAGCAGCGCCATCGGCTGGACCTTGGGTCCACCGTTCTTGCCTGCGCTGGAACGAATCGTCAGTACCACAGAACCCTCACCGTCAAAGAACCCGGCTAACCAGCCGTACTCGATATCTGAAACTTTCGCCTGCGGATTACCCATTGCTCCATCCTTCGCACTCTTCCCTAATCAGGCTCGAAGGCTCTTAGGGCTTCCCCGCATTTGAGCTGCGTTAGGTGCCTATACCGTACTAAGCACCGGTTGCCATGTGGTTGTCTTGAATGACCCCCTAATGTTGACGAACGGGGATCCCTCGGGTTGACCGATGGCGTACCCCTGGCTTCGGCTTACCGTTCTCGTCGAACAGCGCCTCATATTCTCGTAACGTCATGGCGGCGATCATTTCGTCTGTCACTTCTCGGACGCGACCGGGGGTACCAGAGTCGCGCTCAGGGACAGGCTCGTCACCGTTTATCTCGCTCATCACCGATTTCCTCAGTGCGGACTCGCGCTTACTGACGCCGAGCTCCACTGCCTCGTCGACGATGGCTGCCACGTATTCTGCCACGCCCTCGGCATAGCCCTTGCCTGCCCCGAAGGTTTTCCCGGCGATCTTCTTCTGGATCGCCTCGGGCAGGGTCTTCTGGAACTGGACGATGCCGTCCATGAACGGTCCCGCGGCCTGAGCGGCTTGCTGCGACGCGAGTTGCCCTTGCAACTCGCGCTGAGTCATCTCGCCCAGGGTGTACAGGTCGTTGTTGGCGGCCGCTTCCAGTTTGGCTCGCTCCTGCGCCGCGCGCTCTTGCTGAGCCTTGATCTCGTTGAACCGGCGTTCGGCACGCGCGCCGATCACGCCGGACATCACCTCGTCTTTTTCGAGCTGGTCACGCGGCAGATTCTTGGTGATCAGCCGCAGAGCTTCGACGGGGTCTTTGGCGTCCCGCACCTGGTCGAACCAGGCGAGGTCGGGTGTTGCCGGGTCGGGCTCAGCAGTGTCCTGGGAGCCTGACTCAGTGACAGGCTCTTCCGACACCACCTCACCCGCCGTCGCGGGGAGGGCCGCGTCAGAGTTGGCACGCCCGCGACCGCGAGGGCGGGGCGCCGACGGCTCGGACGACGAGCTCTCCTCGTCATCGACCAGATCGGGGTGGACGTTGCGGTCCCAGTCGCCTGGCATTACTTCTTGCCCTTCGCTCGCCGCTGCACGTCCAGCGCGATCGCCACTGCCTGCTTCTGTGGTCGGCCGGCCTTGATCTCAGCCTTGATGTTCTGCCCGACCGCGGCCTTACTCGCTGACTTCTTGAGTGGCATCACTCAACCCCTCCGGATCGTGCCCACGGTGTTCGGGGCGTTGAACTGGGGCAGCGTGTTTTTGATCTGCGCCAGTGAGTCGGTCGGGTCCAGCCCGTACTTCTCCTGCATCGACTGCAGAATCAGGTTCTGCGTCGTCGGCGAGGCTCCGAGAAAGCTGGTGGAGTCGATCTTGTTGGGAGTCGGCGTGGCGTCCAGCCAGGACTGCGCCGTCGTCTGGTTGGCCGTCGGGTCCTGAATATCCGAGATCAACTGACTCAGATACCCCATGCCACCCTGGGTGTTGCCACCCGCCGTGCCCACGCCCGCCACGGTATTCGGTGCTGAAAAACCCGCGGTGGGCATGCCCTGCAGGATGCGGCCTGCCTGACCGATCACCTGGGCCTGTCTGAACGGGTTGGCCTGCATCGCGGCCGCCGCATTGACCGCGCCCATCTGCTGCGTATACCACTGCTGCTGCGCGGCCAGAGTCGGCGTGCCCGGCCCGGCTGCGGCGCCCTGAGCCGCGGCCAGGTTGAATCCGGCGGGCATGCCGCCTGCGACATTGCCCGATTGGGCTAGGCCCTGGTTCCACTCGGACAATGCGGTCTGGGTTGCGGCTGCGGGCGCCCAGCCCATGCCCTGCAGTTGCTGGCTGCGCGCGGCGACGTACTGGTCCTGCCCCGGAGCACCAGCACCGCCGGCGGTGCCAGGCGCCTGGAAGTAGCCCGTCAGGCCAGCGGTACCGACCGCCTCGTTGTACGCCTGGAGCTGCGCCTGCTGCGTCTGCTGCCCGTTGTACTGGCCCGTCAGACCCGCCTGAGAGATACCCAGGTTCTGATTGAACTGGCGAACCGACTCGTCGAACTTGGTCTGGTCCAGACCCGACGTGACGTTGAACTGACGGACGGCCTCGTCGAACGCTTGCTTGTTGCCCGAGGCAATGGCACCCAGCAGGCTATTGATGCCCGCGGCGAGTTGCTGGCCCGATTGCGCGGTGACCGTCGGCGCGGCTGTGCCGCCACCTCCGCCGCCACCACCACTGCTACTGCTACCGGAACCGCTGGCACCGGGCGCAGGACCGTTGTACCCCGGATCAGAGTAGTAGCCCAGCGTGCCACCTGCCGGATTCGGATTCGTCGCGGCCTGGATCGGCGCGCCGCCGTTGGGATCAGGAAACCAGGGCATGACTCAGCCCACCGTGACCGTGACTGGCGGCGGCTTGACGGCCGCCCCCGGTGCGACGAAGCCCGGCATCTGCTGCAGTGGCATACCGCCACCTCCTCCTTGAGCCAGACCGCTGATCGGCATCCCTGGCGAGCCTGGCGTTGGGTACAGGTTCATTCCCCCCATGTTCGCGCCGCCCTGCGCCAGACCCCCGTAGGTCGTCTGCTGCTGCCCTGGCGGCGCCGTGGCCGTCGTGACCGGCGCCGTCAGACCGCCATTCTGGGCGCTCTGCTGCGCGGCCTGGGTGGCCGCCACCGCCGGGTGCGGCATCCCCGTCGTCTGCTGGTACTTGTCCAGCATCTGGTGCAAGACGCCCACCGCGGTCTGGGTCGCGGGGTCGGCCATGTTGCTCGACGGATCGGCCATCTGCACCATGCGCGCGGCCGAATCCAGCGTGCTCTGACCGCCCATCATGTCCGCCGTCCATCCCCCGATACCGTTCACGAGCTGCTCGCCGAGCCCAGCCGGCGCCGACATCAGGTTCTTGGCGCCGGTCGCCTGGCCCAGGATGTTCTGCAGCATCCCGCTGGCCGTCTGAGCTCGCTGCTGCAACAGGCCAGCGCCCGTCTGGGCGTTGCCGCGCGTGTTGCTCAGGATGTCGCCCGCGGCGGTCGTGACGTTCTGCTGCTGGGCCGTCTCCGCGTTGGTCTGGGCCGTGTCGGCCGTCATGCGCTGGTTGGCCGCGTCGATCAGCGTCTTGGCCTCATCGACGCTGATCTTCTTGTCCACCACCTGGCCAGTCAGATGCGCCGCCAACTGTTGCAGCGCGGCGCTCGCGGTGACCTGGCCCTTGTTCTCAATCCAGATCAGTTGCGACGGGTTGTTCGGGTCAGGTACCTGGATATAGGGTGCAACCGTGTTCGGCGTGGGCGCGGTGACCGGCGCCTTGCCGTAGGTCGGGTTGGGGGTGCGGCTGACCTCGTTGCCCTGGTCGTCGTACCAGACCAGATCCTTGAGGGTGGTGCTGTTGCCGACCGTCGCCGCGTCTTTCACGTTCTCCGGCAAGGTCAGCCCGCCCGTCTTGGGATCGAACACGTAGACCTTGCCGCCGACCGAAACGGCCTGCTTGTTGACGTCGCCCTGGGCGACCTCCTGCGTGTTGATGACTTTGCCGGTGGCCTTGTCGAGCGTGTAGATCGCCGTCGACGTGGCGACAATCTGCGTCCCATCGGGGGCACTCGACACCGCGTGCAGCTCGCTGTTGACCGGGTCCCACTGGCCGACCACGCCGCTGCCGCTATCGCCTGGCGTGCGGTCCACCGGCGTCCACTTGCCAGGGTCCGACGTCTT